TATAACATCCTTCGATGGTACATGGCCGTTTATGATTAGCGCAGCAGCTATTCAGAGTGCTTGTACAAACTTACAAGTCTTTGTAGGTGGTGAGGTAGCAGTGTATAAAGCTAAGCATACACAGTCACTAGACATTGAGCATGGCGGTAGAGCAATCACTAAAGCTATGGATGTGTTCCATAAAGAGAGAGACCTGTGGTTACAGTGGATAGATACATCAGTCACTGATCAAGCAGCATTTAAATTCTTTGCTGAAGCATTGAAGTGCAGCTCAGCTTTAAGTCTAATAGAAAGCGGGATCACTCAGGGCGATATGGTTCTATCAGATATGCCTAGAAAAAGTAGCAGCTTAGAATATATCTGGAACAAGTACGTTCAGGTATATAGAAAGCGTTTAGGTTCTAACTACTGGGCTGTGTATAATGCACTGACTGATTGGTCTACGCACTTTGGTGCTGTCCGTTCATCAGGGGCAGCGAACATAGCGTCAGTACAGAACGACAGGCAGCAGGTAGTACGTGATGCTGTTAAAAATAACCTACTAATGAAGGCGGCATAATATGACAATGCAGTTGTTCGGACAGTCCCTAACCATTGAGTTTAGAAATGGGGTGGGGATTGACATAGAGTTCTCTAATTCACGGCCTGTCTGGATAAGCAGGAGGGGTCGTGAAGACTTAGAGATCGCAGAGTTTGAGGGTATACTTATATCTTTACCCTTCATCCTAATTAGTTTTGGCATCTGTTATACGGATAGTACATGATGACTGACCCAACACATGGCGGTAAAGGTGATAGGTCTAGAGTAAAGGATAGCAAAACTTATGGCGACAATTTTGATCGCATTTTTAACCAGCAATTTAAAGAGGTTCAACATGAAAGAAAAGATAAACGAAAGCATCGTATGGCTGAAGTCGGCCTGCTTAAACATCTCGTTGAGACTAAAGGTGTGGACAGTTCAGATACTTGACAGGGCTGCACACCGTTTCAACCATCGTCTAACACTAGCTGCTCGTAATGGTTTAATTTTTGCGTCCGGTGTAGTACTCACTGTTATTATTTATGCGCTACTCTGAGGTTAATATGTTTGCAGAAAGTTTACAAGGTAATCCTAGCCCTGAGTCTATGGCTACAGCTAAGGCAGCAGTAGATGTTACTGAAGGTAAAGTCCCACTGAGTACAGCTTGTTCCATGTACAATGTAAGAGAGCAAGCTGTAATACAATACATCATTGATAAAACTGAGCACGACACAGTGCTAGATATGAAGGAGGTCTAACATGCAAGAAGAAAACAGAGGCATAGAGCTTTCAATTCAGAACGTAGTGTCATGGCATGTAGCAAGGAACTTAATACACGGTTCCAGCGACAAGGATCAGGTGCTTAAATTAATACAGGAGTTAGGTGAGCTGTCCGATAGTATTTGTAAAGGGCAGACACCCATTGATGACATCGGTGACATCATTGTGGTGTTAGTTAATATCGCTGTCAGGCACAACCTGTCACTGAAGGATTGTATTGATCACGCATATCAGGACATTAAAGATCGCAAGGGAATGATGGTCGATGGTATCTTCATTAAAGAAGAAGACATTGTTGACCGCGACACACTAGGAAATAAATAGCTAGACATTAGTGGCGTACATGTGGTACGCTCCAGCTTCAATCAACCCACCAATAGGTATATTAACATGGCAATATTACAAGGCGCAGCATACTGGGCAGCAGTAACCACCCCGAACACTACTTTCGAGCCAGTGTATTCGGTTAACTTAGTTGTAGATCAGGCGGTAGCAGATGACTTTGCATCACGCGGCTTCACTATCAAGCAGATGGATGAAGGCCCAGCAGTTGTGATTAAGCGTAAAGTCAACGGCCCTAACGGGATGGTGCGACAGGCTCCACGGCTAGTGGATGCACATAAGAACCCGCTTGATGCCCGCATCGGCAACGGCTCCACTGTTAAGGTGCAGTACAAAGAGTGGCAGTCAGAGTGGAAGGGCAAGACTTTCTACGGCTTAGACTTTCAAGCCATGCAAGTCATCGACCTCATCGAGGTTGGTTCACCTGATGGCTCAGAGTTCGAGGCACTGATGAGTGACATGGAGGACGAGCTGTAATGAATACAGTTGAGATGGACGGTGTTTATTATAATGTCGATCTCTTATCTTCGGAGGGGCAGAGTATTTTCTCTGTCCTTTCCGAAAATACTAGGAGACTTAAAGAATCACAACTAACTTCAACACTATACAGCGCGTCAGGTATTACACTGATGGACAAACTTAAACCCCATCTAAAGGAAGAGGCTATAGTAGCAGGGAAAGCTACACTTATAGAGGAATAAAGCAATGGCATTTGTTAAAACACAACAGCCTTGTACAGAATGCTCCAGCTCAGATGCAGTGGGGATCAACGAAGACGGATCGGCATACTGTTTCAGTTGCGCTACGTTTTTTAAAGACTACAGTACATCGGAAGTACAAAGATCGGATACCGTAACGGAATTTAAAGAGTATCAAAGAAACAATAAGATTCAGACGGCAACACAAGCAGTGCAACAGGATCATACTGCGTCCTTCAACGAGCTGACTGACCGCAAGATAAGCTTAGCTACTGCTAAGAAGTATGGCGTTAAGTCTACGATGAACGGCAATGAGATTGATAAGCATTACTATCCGTACTTCAACGGACATGAGCATGCCGGAACTAAGATACGTAAGCAAGACAAGAACTTTGCGTGGACAGGGAGTCAGAAAGAAGTAGGTTTGTTTGGAGAGAATCTATTCAAAGCTGGAGGCAAGACCATTACCTTGACCGAAGGCGAATGCGATGCGATGGCAGCGTATGAAATGCAGGGTAGCAAGTGGCCCGTAGTATCTATAAAGTCAGGAGCACAAGGAGGTGTTCGTGATGTTAAGAATAGCCTTGAGTATCTTGAGTCGTTCGACTCTGTTGTCATTAACTTCGACAACGACAAGGCGGGTAAGGAAGGAGCGCAAGCAATTGCAAAGCTACTTACCCCAAAGAAAGCTAAGATAATGACCATGCCTGTGGACTACAAGGACGCTAACGATATGTTACGTCAGGGTAGACATGCTGCATACGTCAGTGCCTTCTGGGATGCTAAGTTCTATACGCCAGCAGGCGTGTTGAATCTATCTGAGCAGCTCGGTGCATATCAGAAGCTTAGGACAGAGAAGAAAACAGCCATCCCGTATCCGTGGAATGGTCTCAACAAGAAGCTCGAAGGTCTCAGAGCGGGTGAGCTGGTCACTCTTACTGGCGGTACAGGTCTAGGTAAGTCATCTGTTACCAGAGAGATAGAGCACTGGCTGATAGAACATACCGAGGACAACGTAGGTGTGGTTGCTCTGGAAGAGAACTGGTCGCGTACTGCTGAAGGTATCATGGCAGTGGAGGCTAACGCTAAGCTTCACCTAGATAGTGTTAAGGCTGAGTTCACTGATGACCAGTTGGACGAGTGCTTCAAGAAAGTATTCATGGGAGAAAACACAGGTCGTGTGTGGATACATGCACACCACGGTGTCAACAATCTAGATGACATCTTTAGTAAGCTACGCTACATGATCATTGGTTTAGACTGTAAGTGGGTAGTAGTAGACCACCTCCACATGCTCGTCTTATCTACGTTAGAGAACGATGAACGTAAAGCTATTGACGGCATCATGCATCGCCTTAGAACGATGGTAGAGGAGACAGGCTGCGGTATGATCCTAGTATCTCACCTCCGTAGAGTTGAGGGCAACCGTGGACATGAGAACGGTATTGAGACAGGACTATCACACCTCAGAGGATCGCAGAGTATTGCTCAGCTATCTGACTGCGTCATAGCATTGGAGCGCAACCAACAATCAGAAGATGAGATAGAAGCATCGACCACTAAGGTCAGGGTGTTGAAGTCCCGATACACTGGTGATGTTGGAGTGGCGTGTAGTTTATTATACGATGGACGGACAGGACGGCTTAGAGAGACAGATGACTATGATGCTTCTCAGTTCGATGGAGATATAATATGAGTAATAAAACACCCTTTGGGCTACACGCTTTTGATGAAGTGCTGCGTGATCTCAGAGTAACAGTGCCGGACCTAGTGTATGAATCGCGTATGGTGGAGCATGGTAAGTTCTTTAACGACTTCATCATAGCTAGAAACAAAACACTCTTTAGACCTGTCGGGATACTTGATTGGGCGTGGTATACAGTGGCTGGCATGGCTCTAGCTATAGAGTTCGATGCTATGTCGGAGTACTACGAAGAGATGCTGAAAGATAAACGAAGTCCTGACAACATTTGGAAAGACAAGGGCAAAGAAAAACAATTGAAAGAAGGCTACTCCCAATGAGCAACCTAGTATTTGATATAGAAGCAGACGGCTTAGACCCGACAAAGATTCATTGCATTGTCGCTCAAGACGTAGACACGCTGGATGTATTTACATTCGACAACACCCAGCTACAGGAAGGTTACGACATGTTATCTGCGGCAACTAAGCTGATCGGTCACAACGTAATCGGCTATGACATCCCAGTAATTAAGAAGCTAGGAGGCGTAGACCTGTTCAACAAGAAGATCGTAGATACTCTAGTGCTATCTCGTTTGTTCAAGCCTACCCGTGAAGGCAACCACGGACTAGAAGGCTGGGGCTATCGCTTAGGTTTTAAGAAGGGTGACTTCGGACAGCAAGAAGATGCGTGGGAAGACTACAGCCCAGAGATGTTGGAGTATTGTAAGAACGATGTACTGCTCAACACCAAAGTGTATGAAGCACTGAAGGTTGAGAGCCGTGGCTTTACACCACAGTCAGTAAAGATAGAGCATGCAGTGGCTAAGATTGTAGACCAGCAACGCACTAATGGTTTTGTGTTAGACGTTGAGAAAGTAATGAGTCTTATGGCTATGTTTGAAACTAAGCTCCACGATCTAGAGGCAGAAGTACAGACGGTGTTCACCCCCACTATCACAACTCAGGTGCTTACTCCACAGCTTACAAAAGCAGGAGCAATAGCTAAGACAGCTAAGGATCAGCACGGTAGCGGTGTTCGACTCAGCACTGAGGAGTACGCAAAGATGGTCAAGGGTCTAACCAACGGCAGCCCACCTGTAACTAGAGATACTGTCACGCCCTTTAACTTAGGTTCTCGTAAGCAGATTGGCGATTACTTAATTGGTTTTGGCTGGAAGCCTAAGAAACATACACCAACAGGTCAGCCTATTGTAGATGAGGCAACACTCAGCAGGGTTAAGAACATTCCACAGGCTGCAATGATTGCTAGATACCTTATGTTCCAGAAGCGTTTAGCCCAGACTAAGAGTTGGATCAAGGAGCTAGACGAGGACACTGGTAGAGTACACGGCTACGTTAATCCTAATGGTGCAGTGACATCTAGAATGACTCACTCACATCCTAACATGGCTCAGATTCCTAGCAGCAAGTCACCATATGGCGAGGACTGTCGGTCTTGCTGGACTGTACCAGAAGGACATCAGCTCGTAGGTATTGATGCGTCAGGTCTGGAACTTAGAATGTTGGCACACTATTTAAATGACGAGGGCTATACAAATGAAATCCTTAACGGAGACATTCACACCGCTAATCAAAAACTTGCAGGACTTGAATCAAGAGATCAGGCGAAGACTTTCATCTATGCCCTCCTTTACGGAGCTGGAGATGCAAAACTCGGCTCAGTGGCTGCAAGAGGTAGAGCAGGTGGCAAGCAGCTTAGACAATCATTCTTTGATAATCTCCCATCATTTAAAGCTCTTACAGGACGAGTACAAAGAGAAGCTAAAAGCGGATTCGTTAAAGCCCTAGATGGTCGTAAGCTTACTGTCCGGTCAGACCATGCTGCATTAAATACTTTGTTGCAAGGAGCAGGAGCAATCGTGATGAAGCAGGCTTTGATTATTCTAGATCAGAAAATAAAGAAGCAAGGTTGGGACGCTAAGTTCGTAGCTAACGTACACGATGAGTGGCAGATTGAGTGTCACCTTGATGACGCAGTAGACGTTGGTAAGGCAGGTGTTCAAGCTATTAGGGAAGCAGGTTGTATGCTTAATTTAAACTGTCCTCTAGACGGAGAATATAAAGTCGGAGACAACTGGAGTGAAACACACTAAAGGTAACTGATATGAAAACATGTACTATATGTAAAGATGAATTAGTTGTACCTACAAACTGGTATCCTTCTTTTCCAGCTAAGTCTTATTTTAAATGTAAGCCTTGCACTGACAATCTAAGGATTGTTAATCATATTAAAGCTGGGACAGCAGGCTCCCGCATGATAGCTAAACACATTGGCGATAAAGCATTACATGCCTTTGATTATGTCTCTACTGGCTATGTATATATTATCTCTAACCCAGCGTGGAAGGACTGGAAGAAAGTAGGTATGGCTATTGATGCTTATGACAGGTGTAATGCTTTCCAAACCTCTTCACCTATGAGAGACTATAGGGTAGAATACTGCAAACACTTTGAAGATCGCAGAGAAGCAGAGAAAAACATACATATAATCTTAGATGACACGGGTATAGAGAGAGCAGGAGAGTGGTTTAAAGAACGTACCTCTGTACTTAAACAAGTTATACAAGCATATACAGGCGAGAACGATGACACTATCAACAGTAGTATCTGACATATATCAAGAACTAGAAATGCTTTCAGAAGGCAAGCCTCTTCCGTTGACTGAAGCAGATATAGATAAGACTATGGTAGGGATGAGAGCTGCGCTCATGGATTGGGCTACACCTCGCAAAAGAAATACGGACTTTACTGTTCGTATGTCTAATGTTGGCAAGCCTTCTCGTCAGTTATGGTACGAGAAGAGAGACCCTGAAGGTCGTGGAGGTATTGATGGCGCAACACAAATCAAGTTCCTGTACGGTCATCTGCTAGAAGAGATTGTATTGATGCTAGTTCGCATGGCTGGACATAAAGTTACTGACGAACAGAAAGAAGTTGTAGTTAAGGGCATCACCGGACACATGGACTGCAAGATAAACGGTGAGGTAGTAGATGTTAAGACCGCC